AATTTTAAAGTAGTTAAAATACCAGTTTAAATAAATAAATAACCATTTGCTTGTTGCCATAGTTTATTTTATTTATAAATTGTTTCTAAAATGTTGTCGCGAATACTTCTCGCTTTTCCTGGTGTTAAGTCGATATGCTCGATTGTTTTTGAATTCTCAGGGTTGAACTGGATTGGTTTAGGCTCTTCTGCTAGCTCTACAACCGAATCAGTAACCTTAGAAAGCTCTACAATCTTAGCTTCTAACTCTGCAATCTTTTCTTCTAATTCAGAAAAATGTTGCTCTTCAACTTGTGAACGAACGATCTTTTTAACCTTCGCTTGTTCAGGTGTTTTTTCAGCTTCAACTGGAACTTCTGTTTCTGCTTCTGCAGGATTCTCTTCAGCAGGTAAAGCCTCAACGATTGAGTCAATAACTCCATCTTCTTTAACTACTAAGATTTTGCCATCTGCTAGTTCATATTCACCAACAGGAAGTGGCACAGGTTCAGCATCAGTTACAACGATAAATACGCTTTCACCTGGCTCAAACATATCAGCTTGGATAGTAGTCATACCATCTGCTAATACTTGGTCTTCTAACTTCGTGTCTAATACTTCAGGCTCTACACCTGTCAATTCAACAAGGAAGTTTTTAACCTTTTTTAAAAGTGTTTCTTTTTCCATATATTATTAACTAATTATTAATTACTTTGTTTTAAATTACCCTCTCGATTCAGAGATAACTCGCTCAACCACAACATGATTGATAGTCGCTGTAGATTGTGCAGATTCACGTCCAATTCCTTGCACATTATGCTCTTCGCAGTTAGCAATGGAGTACTTTCCATCCTTGCCTAAGCACCCTTTTTTTCTTCTTGGTTTCTTTTCCATGGTTATTTATTTATTTATACTGGTATTTTTACTACATTAAAATTAAAATCTGTTACTCTTATATCCGTAGAACTTGTATTTCTAACAAATAGTTCTACATAATCATTTGCAACCATTTCCACAACTGCTTGTGTACTTCCTCCATGCTCAACATTGGCTGTTGCTGTTCTAATTATACCTTCACTTTCGGATATTATAGTGCCGTTTTTAGCTACTCCAATAGATATACTTTGATTCGTTCCCGCACTTCGAACCGTTGCATTCAATGTTACTAAGAATGAATTGGTAAATGCTCCATTATAGGTAAGTCTATTCGTTGTATGTGTGAACTTTGAATTAGTTCCTGAAGTTGTTGTACCCGATGCTTTAACCCATGTATTTACGTTAGGTGTACCAATAGCAGTGTCCGTACCATTGTTAAGCATATACATAAATCCTTTAGTCGATGTATTCGTTAACCCTACACAATTAACGAATAAAGCTTTATTATCCGTATATGTCACACCACTTGTATATGTACCGCCACCTGAGAAATTTACCGTATCTAAAATGTATCTCTCACTAGAAATCGTAGCACTCGCATTAACATTTATTCCTGTCTCACCACTCAACACTACGAATGAAGAATATATGATTCTAAATCTTCTACTCACAGTTAGTGTACTTGGAAGGATTAATGCAGTCGAAGTCGTAGCACAATCAAATAAGCAGTTGCTCATTCCAATAGTTCCAATTGTACCATCAAAAGTTAGGTTACCACTATTCAAGAAAGCACTATCACTCATTACAAAGTTTGTATAGTCTTTAATAGTTCCAACCGTAGCACAATCCGTAAAGTTCACTCCGAACCAATCTAGTGCAGTAGTAGTGCCATCACCATCTAGATTTAAAGCAGTGCCGTGAGTGATTGTGATATTTCTAATTGGTAACGAATATACCGATGTAATTAATGCAGTCGATGAACTTAGTCCCGTAGATTTAAGAATACAATTCTCAGAAGATCCACCGATAATAACACTATTCACACCAGCTACTATTCTATCCCCTGTTAAGTCAATTGTCTTTGTAATGAAGTATGTATAGTTATTAGCTAATGTAATTACACCACTAACTGGTGTAGGTAAATCTAGTTTAGAAAAAACAAATACAAATTCATTTCCAGCCAAACCTGTAGACGTTGGAAATAATTCAACAATCGTGCTATCATAACGCGTGTAGTTTAATCCGTTTACTGTATCTAAATATAACTCACCCTCGTAAATATCACTAGCTAACCACGTTCCATCTGTATGGTCTGAGCTACTTGGAATAGTTGGAGTACCAGCACCTTTTTTTATTATTATCCTTCTTGTTTCGTTAGCCATTATTTATAGTATTTGAATTTTTAGAAACTCCATTTAATCCACCTGTCAATTGTGGTACATCCTCATCTTGATTATTAACGCCACCACTTAATATCGTGTTGTTAGTTGTGTAAGTACTTGGCAATCCATCCATGAAGTTGGTGAGTGATATCTTCTTAGGTACATCACTCGTAGCATCATCCAAATAAATACTATCCGTACTATCTAATGTAGTTACATCTTTGTATCGTACGAAATATGGAATTTCACTCATAGTTTGCCAAGTAGTTCTTTAATCTCATTCATAATATCATCTTGCATTTCTAACTGCTCTAATCCATCGTATTTACCCTCTATGCTGAATCCGTTGAATTTACCATCTTTTATCCCTTGGTAAACTTCTTCATTGTAAACTTTCATCTTTACAACCCACGATCCAAGTGGTGCATTAAGTTTATATAGGTTTGATTTATCATTCTTAGTATCCTCAACAATCCAGGACTCAATTAATGCTACACCATCAACGTTTTCTGCATGGTCTACTGTTACATTATTTCCGTACAATTTCTTCATATAAAGCTCCTGAGTCTTAGCGATTGTTTCAGCGCTAAATGAGACCGTGAATTCCTTATCTTTTATACGTCTTAAAATCTTCTTTTCAGGGACCAATGCAAGCCCAATTACCTCACGTTTATTCTCGTCAATTACTTTCATCTCAACTTCCATTTCAGAAAGCAAAATGAAATCTTCCTCAATCGCAGGTCTGTCCACAAAACTTATTGCGAAGACACCTTGTTCTTTCTCGTCCTTAATTGTAAGCTCTATATTCTGTAACTTTTCCATATTATTATAACTTAAATTGTAGCGTTTTGTATTTTTTTCTTGTCTAACATTTGCTGTGTCGTAACGTCCGAACCTACAACATACGCTTTAACTGGTGCTTGGTTTAATTGTGCTAATTGCGTTTGGTTTTGGTTGCCTATAATATTAAAGTTCGGTGTTATTGCTTGGTTGTTAGATCCACCACCACCAAGACTACCTGTGCTAGATGGAGCTGAGCTAGTATTCGCCCCGCCACCAAATTGTTGCTTTGATATATTGTTAACATTTGCTATACCTGCAGCAATAGCAACACCCGCAGCAGCAGCACCTAAAAACGGACCAACATAAGGGATTCCTGACATTGAGGCATAGGCACCATTCGCAGCTTTATAGGTATCCATTACAGCACCAGCGATATTAGCGGCTTTCTGAATATTAAACGCTCTCTTTTGTTCTCTCTCTGACTTGCCAGCAAATGACTTTGCTAAATCACCAATTGCTGAAAATGTATTCCTAGCTATGTCAAATTGCGCGTTTTTAATTTGTTTCTCAATCTTTGCGTTTTCCTCTTTGTTTTTTAAAATTCTATTATCAAGTTCAATCTCATCGTTCATCCCTTTAGTTAGTATTGCTAACCTATCTTCTGTCGCTTTACTTAGTTCTTCAGCTTGTCTATCATTTCTTTTTTTACCTGAAGCACGCATATCACCTTCTAAATCATCAAGTGCTTTTAAATCGTCTTCGCGTTTTTTCTTGGCTTTTGCTTCTTTATCGGCATCTGTTTTAGCTCTATCTTTGTTGCCTTTTTCTGCAATCTTAGTGCTTTCAGTTTCAAACTTAGTTCTCTCAACAAGCAAGTCTTGATTGCCAGCTTTTATTTCTCCTTTTAAATCGCTGATTTCCTTTACTACTTCTTTACGTTTAGCAATGTTTTTCTTTACAAGTTCGTTATATTCCTCTTTACTTGATGCCATTACGCCTAGATCGACTTCACGTAACGCTTTTAATCTAGCTCTTGCCGATTCAATTTCTTTATATATTTGAGCGTTTGTTTTATTAGCATTTGATTCCTTTAATTTTAGAAGTTCACTTCCAGATTTTCCTTCTGCTTCGGCTAATCTAATTTTAAAATCTAGGTCTTTTTTTAATTCCTCCCTATCCTTACGCAATGCCTTTTGATGGTCTTCTAAACTTGCGTTAAGTTCGTCTTGCTTTTTTTTCGCTCTTCCTGTGAAATCTGCCCACTCTAAAATTTTAGGAAGTAGCAACCCAATCGCTATAACTAAGGCTCCTATTCCTGTAGTTATTATAGCCGCTTTTAAAGATGAGAATGCAGAAACTAAAGTTGTCTTTATAACATTCCCTAAATTGACAAAGGAATCTTTAGCAGCCATTATTCCATTGATACCTTCTGACAATGCCATTGCAGATTGTACTTTCAATAAAGTCTTTTGTACGGCTTCACCTTCAACACCAACCAAACCAAGTGCGCCTTCGAACGCTTGGAACCCATTTAAAACACCACTAATAGAAGTTGATAAAGCATTGAATTTAGCGTCAGGATTGAACGCGTCCGTTAAGGCTTTTGCATCTCCAATAGCGTCTTTAAGTTGTGCCGCTTTCTTCGCTGCTTCTGTAGCCTCTTTAGAAGTAATGCCAAACTTTTCCGAAAGTGTCTGTACTTCTTGTTGTGCTTCCTTTAATTGTGCTTTAAGGGATTGTGCGTTTGTCTTTACTTCGAGTTCAATTACTTTCTTTTCTGCCATTGTACTTTGCTTTCAATAATAACTCTCTTTTCCCTTGTTTGTAGTTTACGCGAAAACTATCCGATAATAGATATTTTCCCTTTGCAATGTCTATGCTTTCACTAATTCCGTAGAAATTATCTATCTTTAAAAGTGCTATTATTTGCTCTATCATTCTTGTAATAAATTAATTGTATTTGTAAAACTTGTGCCATCATTATTTAAGTTAACCGCATCAACAGGTATTACAACTCCAAAACCTTCTTCATTTACTATTCCCCATCCATCATCTGTTATTATAACATCTATTGTACTTTCAGTCCACATCGGTTTAGGTGTATTCGTGTTTACAGGTGCAGTAACTCCAACAGATGTATTTGTAGTCGTACTAGCTGGTGATATTATAGCACCTGGATAAGGAGTTGAAAAAATTGTGCTAATTACCCCATTTGGCTTCTTCCATGGGAATGTAATAGTCCCACCTGTACTTGGCACAACTATCGTAGGCGTGATAGCGTCGTTAATCATTGGCCTGAAATCATTGATCAATGTCAAATTAACTTCCCCGCTTGTAATATCTGACTTAAGCTCGTTGATAATATATCTTTTATCTCTAACTATTAACCTATCATTCAATCGTAATTTTGTAATCAATGACAAAGGGAAGTGAGCCTTTATTCTTATAAGTCTACATTTAGGATCAAATAAGTTTTCTAGGTAACTACTATAATATAATGAGTATAAATTATTTACTAACGTATCATTAGGACTTTTAACATCTGTCTCAGGATGGAATGTAAGCGAATATAAATTACCATTTGATTCTAGTACATTGCTGAATATATTAAAGTAGCTATATGAAGTTTTTGTACTTCCATTATCTAAATATAAAGTAGCGTTTATCCTTTCGTTAAAATATAAGAATACAGGCTTTGGAATATATGGTTTATAGTCTGGTTCTTTTGTTAAACAATATCCAACTTGAAAGTCTTTCTTGTCTAGATTGTTCATTAACAAGTTTTCAAAAGGCAACTCAACACTATAATCTATTCCTTCGTTTGATAACGTTTTATTAGTATCTGCATACTCTCGTTCCATGATTCCGTTGTCGTAATACTTACGATTCATAAACGACTCTGACTTTTGATATTTGAAAGATAATTTCTTAAATACATTTGCCTTCTCAATATCTATAGAATCTATATCCGTGTATTCTGTAATATCAAAAATATTACCTCCATTATACCACATATCCAAAGGCTCAATTGTAAACACATCTACACTCGTAGCATAGCAAGTAGCGTTGAACATCTTAAGTAATCCACTAAAGAATTCTGATACCTTCATGTCAGGTATGTATGAACTAATATCTATTTTTGCAGGTGCGACAATTGGATTGTTAAATTTTATAGTTTGATTAAAAGTATTTGTGTAAGACGTGACAGATGGAGGATATTTCACCGTAGCTTCTAGCCAAACCAACATTACATCTTCAGCCCTAGCCTTTATTTGAAATACAGAATTATTGTCAGAAGTATAAAAAGTATATATTTTAACAGGCGCAAAACTATCAACATTTTCATACGTAGCTACTATTTTCCCATCTTTATATAAATCAACATAACATTTCACTCCTGTAAATTGTCCCCTAACTGCTACATGTAATTCTGGGGAGGTTATAGAAGTGTTAATATTAAAAATATTTTTAGCTGTAAATGTATTATTTGCAGAATTAAATTCAAAGATAGGCACATTTCCATAAGGTATATATGTTTGTCCATTCGGGGAGGCTATATCCGCGACAACTGGGGAAGTTATAAACTTATATTCCTCCCTATTTTTTAGCCACAAATACAACTTGTCCCACTTATCATTTGTATCTACAAAAAATTGCGAGTTAAATGTCACATCAAATTTAGCTTGTATAGCATCAAATATACTACCAGCTTTTAGTGCGGGAAATAACTCGTTATATCTAATCGCTCCACTACTTATTTTAATGTCTGTACTAGTCCCGCCTCCATAGCTCCATAACCGCTTAGAAGTAATTAAAGGGAACATAACATCCTCTAATGTACTTGATGTAACTCTATTAATTACATTTGTTCCAGTATATTCAAAGTCGTAGGAAGTTAAATCTAAATCACTTAATTTTGCGTCTCCAAATTTATCCTTAAGACTTACCAAGTCACCATAGAAAGTGATCGTGTAACTATCCGTACGTCCATCCTTTATATTAGCTTTCTCCATCATGATTGTCCCCGTTCTAAATGGGACCAAATCGATTTCAATTCTTGCTCTAATTCTAAAATTAAAATTCCATTCGTTATTAGTGATATTTACATCCGACTGATAAAAGTGATGAAGTATGGAATTATTAATTGTACTCGCTGGTATGGTAAACGATTGTGTAAAGTCGGTATATACTTTAGACATATCCTGTATGTTCTGAATAGTACTTGTGAGCTCAATTTTTTCATCATTAAACAATTCTAATTTTAAATAGTCACCACTCCCACTGATACTTTCAACGTATATGTCTACAATTCTCTTCATTATATTACTGCATTTATAGTGTTATAAGCTAACTCGAATTCTAAACTATAGTTAATCATGTGATTATTTATATTTTTCATCAACTCTAAGGACTTTGTTTTGCATATTGCAGGCTTATTATCAACCAATACACGTTCACTCATTAGAAGCTGTTTAATGTTTGAGCTAAAATCTTCATTTACATAACCGCTATTTACAGAAATTGTCTCCTTAGCATTGGTATTAAATGATTTCTTTTGTCCCTGTAGTATATCGTAGCTAGTTATCGAACTCTGCATTACGTTATAATCGTTCGACTCTATTGCTAGCGTATTCTTTGACGCCTTAAAAAAGAACTCTCGTTGCCAAGCACCATACTGATTAATGAAGTCAATCACTACAGGCGTATATTTAGGCTCGCAAATTGGAAGGAATGTATATGTAGCTAATAACCCATCAAAGACACTATATATTTGCACTTTATTTCCCGTTGCTGTATAGGATGGATGTACCCTTGGCACACATTTCCATCCACTACTTGTTGTATTCAATGTAATTGACGCGCTTAAATCAGGTTTAGTATAAACAATATAATCTGAAACGTAAAGACTATCATAGAATAAATAAGTGTTGATCTGTCCTGAATAAGTTCCCGCATTATAATAGTATGTCTTTGGCTCTAACAAACATTTTCCTAGGTCTACATTGCTTCCACTCTCGTAATATGTATAGCCATCAAGCGCGTAGTAATTGGTAGTATCTAGTAACGTATATGTAGTAACGTCTAGTTTATACCGCTTAATTCTAACGTTACACCATTGACTTGTATTTAATGCCGTGATTGCTGTTGGATCTTGTCTCGTAGCAAATGACAAATACTCTCTAATATATGGTGAGATATCGTAGGTTGTTAACGTATTGTTCGATGCTGGTATCAATTTAGATAGTGTATACTTCGCGTTGTTTGGAGACGGCTCACTTGTACCATTCCATAGAAATATCTCTATCTTACTACCTTCCTGTCCCGTTTCGTTTACGGATATAATGTAAGGACTTCTCGCAAATATATTAGCCATTTATTTAGGTTGTTGAATTGTATACTTAAATAACTCCAAAGCATCCAATCCGTACTTTTCGACTAGCTCATCAGGAAGTTGCTTGTATGCCTTCTCGAATGGTTTTGTAAAGAATAGTGACGGCTTTATACCTCGCGCCCAAATGTTTTTAGCTGTGATAAATCCTATAGCTTTGTAACTACCTTTTACATATTGTCCTTTCTTATCCCTTAACCTTAAGTTCTTTCTTTGAGCCCACTTTGCTATTAAGTCAGATGGTGGTTTCTTAGTGCAACCAGCAACATCATCCGTAAATCTATCGACAAATAATTCGAATGATGCCGCGTCGGATTCTATTGAATAGTCATCACTCATCTGGCCTCTTCGCATACTTTCAAACGCACGTTGACAAATCATTATCGTTTGATTGTGTATGTCGTCTTCATTGTTATTACCATAATACAAATGTGTTAAATCTTCTTTTGTATAGTCTACAATATCCATGACAATTAACGTAACAGAAAACTTAATCGTATTGCTTTCAAACACACCATTGTCAATCATAATGTGAGCTAACGGATACATATCCTTTTTAGCATTCGTAATCTTATCCAAACTTCCCTTCGTAACTTGGTTTACTAGTGGATCAGTTATTAAGAAATTGTGCAATTCAGTTGTTAAATCATAGTATCCTTTCATGTGCTCTTTTTAGTTGTCTATTTTCTATTTCCATTTTCTGCTTTTCAAACGTCAACATCGTTAAGCACTCAAAAAGTCCACTTCCTGTAACTCTGTCAAACTTCGTAATGTCTCCTTTAGCGAGTTGATATATTGACTGATACCATCCCCATCGTTGTCCAAATTGAGTTGTTTCGCTAAAATCGTTTTGGTCTTCTTGGTCATCTGATTCTCCAAATAAGATAGGGTAGCTGTCAATAGTTCGCTTCCTAAATTCCAAAAAAAAACCGATGCAGGTAATACAACATCTAAAGGTGCATACTTCATTAGGTCCGCATAGTTCGCCGTCCCGCTGTATTTATCTATGGTATACTTATTCCCTTTCTCACTCGTAATAGGTCGGTACATTACAGCCATTGCTTTATGGAATGATTGTACGTCGATAATGTTGGACTCTAAATCTATGTACTCACCAAACGATATATCTTCTAACTCATTAATGAATCCGAACTTTACACCTTGTATCTCGAATGTTCTTTTAAGTTCTAGTTTCTCACTAAATAACTTCTTGAAATGAGTTACTAAGTCTATTACATCCGATAGCTTAATGTTAACTACGTTCTTTAATTCTATACCGCAGAATATCTCTATCATTTTCTGTGATATAAACAGCTCTGATTTATCCTTATTAGATGCAAC